ATGACGGACATGCATTGGAAACGGCGTGCGATGCGGCTGCAGTGGTTTGCGCAGCAAAACGGCGCTGACACGCCGGACACGGAACCGGGCGGTGCGGACGGCGGAGCGGATGCGGCCGAGGCTGCGGCAAATGAGGCTGTATATACCCAAAAGCAGCTTGATGATGCGGTCGCGGCGGCAATGCGCGGGGCGCAGAACGGGGACGCTCCGCACGCGGTCGAGCTGCTGCGGCAGGAGAATGCCGCAAAGGACGAGGAGATTCGGCAGCTCAGGCAGCAGGCGCTGCACCATCAGCTGTCCGGCTGGGCGGCGCACATCCTCAAGGACAATCACGGCATCGCCGCGACGCAGAATATGCTCGATTTTGTCGTGGCTGACGGCGCGGAGGAGACCCATGCGCGCATTGAGAAGCTGGTCGGCATTCTGGAGGACGACCGCCGCAAGATTGCCGCGGCGCGCGCTGCCGGACGCACCCCGCGCGTGTATGCGCATGACGGCAGTTCCGCCTCAGAGATCGACAGGCGGATTGCAAAATATCAGTGATCCAACCGATGGAAAGGAGACAGAATATGGCTAAAAACAAGTTAAACCTTCAGCGGTTCGCCGCGGGGGAAAACAACGACCTCGGCGCGCGTTCCTATCAGCCGGAATTTAAAAAGCTGCTGCAGGCCGTGTTCCGCAAGCAGGCGCATTTCGCGGATTTCTTCGGCGGCGGGCTCGAGGTGCTCGACGATGTGCAGGAAAATGAAACCGCGTTTTTTGTCAAAACAACAGATATTCCCGTGGTCGTCGGCACGGCGTACAGCAAGGACGCGAACACCGCGTTCGGCACGGGAACGGGCAAAAGCAGCCGTTTCGGCAGCCGCACCGAAGTCATTTACAGCAATACGCCCGTGAAATACACATGGGAGTGGGTGTACCACGAGGGTCTTGACCGCCACACCGTGAACAACGATTTCGAGGCGGCAATCGTCGACCGTCTGGAGCTGCAGGCGCTCGCAAAGACCGCCGCGTTCAACCGCGCGCACAGCAAATTTATCTCCGATTCGGCGGAGGAAACGCTTACGCTCGCGGCGTTCACCGATGACGACGTGCTCGCGCTGTTCGATGCGCTGTCCGCGTATTTCAACAACCTCGAGGCGGTCGGCACGAAGGTCGCAAAGGTCAATTCCGCCCTGTACAACGCGATCGTCAACCACGCGCTCGCCTCCGCCGCAAAGGGCTCGCGCGTGAACATCGACGACAACGAGGCGATTAAGTTCAAGGGCTTCGTCATTCAGGAAATTCCCGACAGCCTGTTTCAGGAAAACGAGTGCTGTTATGCCTATATCGCGGGAATCGGCAGGGCGTTCACCGGCATCAACACCGCGCGCACGATCGAGTCGGAGGACTTCGACGGCGTGGCGCTGCAGGGCGCGGGCAAGGCGGGCGAGTTCCTGCTGCCGGACAACAAAAAGGCGGTCGTCAAGGTCACGCACACCGCGGCGTAACAGAGGGGGAGTGACACGATGCTCAGTCAGGTCAAACAGCTGCTCGGCATCACGGGCGATGAGCTGGACGCGCAGCTGGGCGTGATTCTCTCCGGCGCGGAGCAGCGGCTGAGGCTCCTGCTCGGCGGCGTCGATCAGGTGCCGGACGCATTGCGCTATATTTTGCCGGAGGTCACGGTCGTGCGGTTCAACCGCATCGGCTCGGAAGGCATGGCGGCGCACAGCGTCGAGGGCGAGAGCATCACGTTCTCTGACGACGATTTTGCCGGATATCTGCGCGATATCGAGGCGTATCTCGACGAGCAGACCGGCGCGAGACGGGGGAGGGTGCGGCTGCTGTGAGATATGACACGCCGATCTATTTTCAGCGCATTTTGCAAGGTGCGTACAATGCGGAAACCGGCGATTACGCGCCCGAAACCGTGGAGGAGACCGTGCGGTACGCGTCGGTCATGGACACGCGCACGGAGACGATGCGCCTGATTTACGGCGACATCCGGGAGGGCAGTCTGACCGTCCATCTGCCGCGGCGGTACCTGTCGCCCTTCGACCGCATCCGCGTGGGCGAGCGCGTGTTTCATGTGGATTACCGGCGCGATCTGCGCGTCAAGCAGTCGTTTGTCCTCTCGGAGGTGCCGTGATGCCGCATATTGCAATAATGGGTTTGGACAGGCTCGCCGAGGGACTGCGCCGGCGCGCAAAGCTGGACGCGGTGCGGCAGACCGTGCGGCAGAGCGGCGAGCAGCTCGCGGAGGGCATGCGGCGGCAGGCGGACGCGGCGTTTGTCAGGGGATACGCGACCGGTGCGACGGCGGGCAGCGTTCATGCCCAAATGGCAGATGACGGGCTGACCGCGGAGGTACGGCCGGAAACACCGTATTCTGTCTTTTTGGAATATGGCACGCGGGACATGCTGCCCGAGCCGTTTGTGCGTCCGGCGTTTGACGCGCACAAGGGAGCGTTCGTCCGCGCGCTCGAACAGCTGATGAAATGAGGTGGGAAATTGGATCCGCAGCAGGAATTGTTTACGGCGCTCCGGGTGCGGCTGGAGTCGCTCGGGTGCGGGGTGTATGACGGCGCTTTGCCGCCCGAACAGACGCCGTATCCGTTTGTTTATCTCGCAGACAGCCATTTGACGGACGCGCGCAGCAAAAGCGCGGTGTTCGGCACGGTGGTGCAGACGGTGCACATCTGGCACAACCGACCCGACCGGCGCGGCACGCTGTCCGCTCTGCTCAGCGCGGCGGAGCGCATCTGCCGCGGGGTGGAGCACACGGCGTCGTTCGCGTGGGATCTGCGGCACGTCGATCAGCGCATTTTGACCTATTCGCGCACCCATCAGAATTACAACGCACATACGACAACGCAGACGCCGCTCATGCACGGCGTACTCGAACTGGAATACAGATTTTGCGGGAGGTAATGTTTTATGCGAACATTTGATTTACAGCGCTTCGCCGGCGAGGCGGTGCAGGGCAGAAAGCTCGTCTATCTGTTCCGCGTGCTGAGCGAGGCGAAGACAACCGAGGGCGCGACCATCGCCTTCACAACCGAAAATAATCGCAAAAAGACAAAAGACGCGGACAGCACCGCCACAAAGGACGGCGATATCCGCACGCCGGGCGTCTCCGAGCAGGAGATTACGTGCACGGCGATTTTATCCAAAAGCGACACAATGGTGGGCAAGCTGGAGGACGCGTTCGACAGCGATTCGCTCATTGAAATCTGGGAGGCGAACCTGCTCGAGCCCGCCGGTGCGGACAACCGGTTCAAGGGCAGGTATTTTCAGGGCTATCTGACCGAGCTGGAGATCAATTCCGACGCGGAGGATTACGTCGAGGTTTCGCTGACGTTCGGCATCAACGGCGCGGGCACCGCGGGCAACGTCACCGTCACGGCGCAGCAGCAGGAGGTCGCGGGCTACGTCTTCCGTGACACGACCAAGACGAACGCGTGAGAGGGGGTGCGGACATGATGGAGCTGACAATCGGCGGGGAGGTCTATGCGTTTCAGTTCGGCATGGGCTTTCTGCGCGAAATCAACAAGACGGTCTCCGCCGAGCAAAACGGCGTGCGGCGCGACGCCGGCCTGCGATACAAGGTCGCGGGGCTGCTGGACGGCGACACGCTCGACCTCGTGGACGTGCTGTTTGCCGCGAACATGGGGCGCTCGCCGCGCGTGACAAAGGCCGCGCTCGAGGCGTACATCGACGGCGAATGCACGGACATTCAGGCGCTGTTTGACACGGTGCTGGATTTTTTAAGACGGAGCAATGCTGCCCGGATCAGCGTCCGCAGGCTGGAGGACGAGGTGGCGGCGCTCCTGCATCCGGCGAACCGTTAAATATGGAAAAATGGTATCAGCAGGCCGCGCTGAACTGCTTCCGCTACCTCGGCTTTACGTCGTTTGCGCAGGTCGATCAGCTGACGATTCCCGAGTACCTGCTCCTGATGCGGGCGGTGCGGCTGCGGCAGGCGGACGCGGATTACCGCGTGCATCAGCTGGCGTTCCAGAGCTTCCGCGTGCAGGCGATGAAAAAGTCCGGAAAACGGCAGAAACCCGTGTTTTCGACGTTCCGGCAGTTCTTTGATTATCAGAAAGCAGTCGACCGCGCGTGCGGACGGGCGGGAAGCAGCCGCTTTGACGGCATCGGGGCGCTGCTCGAAAAGGGGGAGAGCTGACATGGCGGAGAGCTATAGCGTGAAGGCGGTGTTGTCCGCGCAGGATGACAATTTTACCAAAATATTTCAAAATGCTGCCGATCTGGTGAGCCGCATGAACGAGCGTCTGGGCGACGGCTCGGCGTTTACCACCTGCCTGACCGCCGGTCAGCGCGCCGCCGATGCCGTGACTGCCGGGCTCTCGCGCATGGATGCCGCGCTCACGCAGTCCGCCGCCGTGTGGGGCACGTGGGGCGCGCAGGCTTGCGCGCAGCTGGACGGTGCGGCGCAGCGTGCGGTCATGGCGGGCGCGGGGCTCGGCGTGCTGTCGCTCGGACTGGCTTCGGTCGGGGCGGGCGCGGGGCTCGGTGCGCTGTCGCTCGGGCTGGCTTCGGTCGGGGCGGGCGCGGTGTTCGCGGGCGCGGGGCTCGGTGCGCTGTCG